GGTAGGAACCTGTGCTTTTCAGCACAGGAGCCTGTTGTATGTAGTGACACCTGATCGAACAAAGCAAGCGCGTAAGTTGTTGATTACAGTAGGAATACGTTTATTCCAGCTACAATCTGTTGTACCAATCCTCAATAGCTCAGTTGGTAGAGCGCCGGACTGTTAATCCGTAGGTCCCTGGTTCGAGCCCAGGTCGAGGAGCCAGAATTTCATGTTCTAGATCAAGCACTTATAAGCGTTTAACCGACTGCTCGTAAGTGCTTTTTTCTTGCACTGTGTCCTATTTGTGTCGCGGGTTTTGGATGACCACAGTCTGAAGGGTTTACAAACCCCCTCAAACTCTCAACATCGTGGTGACCGTACTTGTTCACCATCGCTATCGATTTCCACCCCCCCAGCTTTTGCAACGCCTGCGTCGGAATAGCCTTTTGAGCCAGCCTCGTCGCCCACGTATGCCGCAAATCGTGCCACTTGAAATCCTTAAGCTCCGCTCTCTTCAAAATCGCTTTCCAAGTCTTGCTACTCAGTTGCTTGATGGGCTCGCCATCAACCGTGAACACAAACTCGGGGTGCTCCCCCAACTTTGATTCAATCACCTGAGCCGCATGACTCGAAAGAGGAATCGCAAAGTCTTTCTTGTTCTTAAAGAACTCTCCCGGAATTGTCAGCGTCTCTTTCTCAAGATCCACCCAATCCCATCTCATCTTCAGGATGTTGCCTTGGCGAAGCCCCGTCTCCAGCGATACCGTCATCATGGCCCTCCATTTATCCGGACACGCTGCCAACAGCTTCGTCTGCTCCTCATCCGTTAACCAGCGCACCCTTCCCTCGGGTTCATCAAATAGCTCGAAGACCGGAACCTTCATGATCCACTTGCGCTTGGCCGCCGCACGAAGAGTTGCACGAAGCACAGAGAGGTAGCGGTTGAGCGTCCCATTGGCCACCCCCTCTTTGCGCTTCTTAAAGATCACTGTGATGATTTCATTCTCATCGATCTCTTGCAAGCCTAAGCCCTGAAAATTTTCTTCCCACCACGCCAACTGTTTCTCGTACTCTGCAATCGTTCGGTTGTCACGCTTGATCGCCAAATAATATTTGGCTGCCTCACTAAAAGGCCGATCCTTTGTCACACCCATTTGAGATTGCTGAAAGAGTTCCAGCCGCACCTTGGCTTCATACTTATCTGCCAACTGTTTACTGCTTGTCTTAGTGGACTCACGCACACGTTCACCGCTAGGTGAGGTGACGTCAATCCAATAAGTTTTGCCACGAAGTTCTGCCATTTCATTTTCCTTTTCTGAATGGCGCTTACTTGTTGTCCGACCAAGTGGCAGCAGTATTCTTATGCTTTTCGAGGAATTCGTCAACTTGATCCTGCGTTGCCCTCCATCTTCCTACTCCGTTGTACTTGAACACGGGCAGGCGTCCGAGGTTGGCCCAGCGCCTTGCGGTCTCGTAGTTGATGTCCAGCCGCTTGGCAATGTCGCGAAGCCCGAGCGTGGGCTTGATGGCCGCTGGCAGAGCTGCTGGCGGCGCGGATGCTGGTGCTGCTTGTGCTACCGGAATTGCTGTGACTGATCCAATCATTTGGATACCCCTTATAAAAATTTGAAGCGAGATCTCACTGAGATCTAACTGAGATCTGTTAAGCCGAAATGGCCTCTGGCGCGGCAGTCTGCTCGGCAACCGAGAGACCAAACAGATCGGGCGTCGAGGCGTCCGAGGCGCTCTCAACACAGACGCCCTTGGCCAAGTGCTTGACCAACTCGTCTTGCGAGGCGACCGCCACGTTGATGGTGGTGTTGGCCACATGCGCCAGCGCCTGTGCACGGTGCGATGCGCGTACCAAGCGCGTGGTGTTGCCAGTCGAGACGGTGTAGATGCGATTGAGTTTCATAGAAAATTTCCCTTAAATAAATGGTGTGAGATCGGGCGCTTGCCACCCAACAGGTTTGCCAATTTTTCCGCCCTCCAAGATGAGCGGCTTGCCGTCAACCAACTTGGCATCGTTCGATGCAAGTACTGCTTGATCGGCCTCTTCTTTGTGCAGCCCCGCAAGATATGCAACGCCATTGCCCGTGACCTCAAGGTCACACAGCGCGTCCAGAGCCTCGGCTCTGTTGAGCACACTGCAATGCGTGTAGCCGCGCTTGAGATTGACGGACAAGTACTTCAGCGAAGGAATGGCCGAGGCCACCGCCGCCTCATCCGCTGCGCTTGCAAAGCGCATCTGATCGAGCAGCTCAATGAACTCCTCAACGTGGCAGCCAAACTGCACAGACAAGCACTGCACACCGGGCTCTTTGCCGCACGCGATGAGCCACTCCTTGGTGCGCTGAAAGTTACTTGGCAACGCAATCACGAAGCGCTCTCCTCGCCGCCTTCAAGGGCCGATGCAGACGTCGATGCAGGAGCTGCTGGTTGCTGCTGCGCACCCGTCTCCGAAATGATCTTGTCGATCAACTGGCGAACCTGTGCGTGCGCTCCTGCGTCGAGGTGACGCAAGATGGTGTTGACTTCGTCAATCGTGAAATTGAAATACAGACCGTTCATGGTGTGCGCTCCTATCAAAATTTAAAATGGGATGTCATCGGCCATGTCGTCAAAGCCGCCACCACCGCGTGATGGCGAAGGGGCTGGCGCTTGACGCGTAGGCGCAGATGGCGAAGAAGGCCGAGCCGCTTGACGGGGCGCTGCACGGCTGCTCTGCGGCGCATCCTTGGGCGAGACGGACAGACTGAAATATTTCTGTCCAGCCAACTTTGAGTCCTCCCGTCCAACCTTGATCCAGCCCTTGAGCCAGTACTCCACACCCTCCACATTGATGGAGCCGGAGTAGTCCGGGTGGGTGTCTTTTTCTTTACGGTCATTCTTGGCGAGAAGACCCGAGTTCGTGTTGTCGTATGCTTTGTCGTAGGCCATTATTCGTTTCCTTCCAGTTTAAAAATCTGTTCATCCTCAACGAGCATCGGGATGTCAGCGGGGGGTGCTTGCTTGCGCTCGCGGGGTGGTTCTATCTGCGCGAGTTGCCACGTCCAAAAATCAGCCAGACGAAAATGCAACCAGTCCCAGTAGTCGTTGGATCTGTGCACGCGGCGCACGCTCAAGGCGGCGGGTGTCCAGACGATGAAGTCGCACCACTGGCGATCCGTGATCTGTAAGAGACCTTGCATCTGCGCCATGTAGTAAGGCGGGATCTCAGGGTAGATCTGCTGAGAGAACGGGCACTTAACTTCGCCCATGCCATCGGGTCCGATAAAAAGATCGGGTGAACCACCAAGCCAAGCCATAGTCGGGTGTTGAATAAAACCAACCAGCTCTGGTGCAGCTTGATCTTTATCCATACAGTGCGTTTGATACTGCGTGACCCCATCAACCTCATGCGTCTCTCCCCATTGCGTGGCGACGTTGCCTTCAAATGTTTCGAGCCCCATGTTCCTGCGCCACAGTTGCTGGCGGGAAGCCGGTCCAAGCCCTGCGGCTTGGCCGAAGCTGGAGGCGGTGAGCTTGCCCTCGCGGTCTTTGAACCACTCGGGTGTGCGCTGCAAGGTGTTGGTCAGTGGGCTGCTCACTGGGGTTGTGGCCGCGCTGCTCATTCCATGCCCTTAGCCAGAGCCTGTGTGTACTCAAGCGTGATCGCTTTAAGCTCTGCACTCAATGCTGCGTAGACCTTGCGAAGATCCTCAACAGATTTGCAACTGGCCAGCGACTCCTTGGTTTTAACCAGGTCTTTGGATGTCACCTTGGGTTTGATCTCAGCGGCCTTGACCTTGATCTCTGCCGTTTTTTCTTGGGCAGCGGCGGCCTTGGCAACAGCATCATTGACATACTTGTTGTCATCAAACAGCCCGAGGTACACGTCAGCGGAGAAGCCGATCATGGACAAGGCTTTGCTGATGGCGTCTGTCAGCGATTTCTTAGGAGCCTCTTCGTCCGTGAAGAAGCCGCGTTTGTTTGAGCCGACGAAGGTGGTCTGGCCAAAATGCTCCACTGCGCCAGCAGCGCCTGTGCTGGTGGGGTAGAAAAGTTTGATGCGAACAAAGTGAATCTGTTCGTGACCGATGACCTTGGTCTCGGACTTCTTGGAGACGATGACCTGCTGCTGGTCAGCGCCGTAGCCATAGACCTCCTCAAAGGACTCGGCTGTCATGGGTGCACCGGGCATCAAGCCTTGCTCGATGATCTGTACGCCCCACTTGCCGCCCATCGGCCCCCACATCTCAGTCGCTTTGCGTATGAGGTAGGTGTTGTTGATGGCCGTGCCGGAGAAGCCGCCGCCACGGGTGAAGCTCTTGGTGTACCGAGGGTCTGTGGAACACGACGCGTTCCACAACTCTAGGTTGCTTGTCTCTGTGCTTGTCATGACTGGTGTCCTTGTGTAACTGGCCAATCCAGTTACTTCGTGACACCATTAT